GCCTGGTTGTTGTACGTCAAGAACGATGATGATGTTCAATGGGTGGTTGATAGTATCGCGGCACATATGGGTGCAACTGATGGCGTAGGCGATTCGTTCCATCAGTTCAATGTCGGCGCAACCGAAGGCACGCTGATCGCTGACGGTATTGACTTGCCCGGCATTAATCTGAACATTGGCAGCCCGAAGCAGCTGGAATCGACCATCAAACTTGGCGGACAGGGCAAGACGATCACCAACGGTATTAATACGCCGAAGACGCTTGAACCTGAAGGATTATTGGCCCGTGAATTCGAAGCGGGTCCGGTTGTCATACCACCAGGCACATCCTTCGCGGTCGCCTATACGCCCCCTACCGGCAACACCAGTCAGAACACATCGGTTCAAATCGTAATTTTCCGGGACGTTAACAATGGCTAGAATCGAAGGTCCAAACGGCAAAGTTGCTGAGGTCGATGAAGAAAATAGATTAACTGTATTTTCTGTCAGTCGGCTAGAAGATAAGAGCGCAAACGAGGAGGGTCGATACTGGTCTCTATTCGTTAGCGTCACACCGACTGGTGCCAACGATAATTTTTTCTATCTGCGGAACGATGGTGTTAAGAATTTATCAATCACTGACATCAGGGTTAGTTGTTCTGCCATCACGCGGTTGCTGTACAAGCATGTCACAGGAACACCTGTAGGAGGCACCGAGATAGTACCGAAAAGCCGAATCCTTGGAAGTCCGAAAGTACCGAGTGCCACCATTGAGCAAGGTGTTGATATCACAGGTCTGACAGATCTTGGCACACCATTGTTTTTTGAAGAATGCGACATCCCAGATCGCCGGGAGAACATGAAAGCCACCAGCACAATCATTATCCCGCAGGGTCAAGCCATTGCATTCGAGCGGGTTGCTGCAACCGGGGCAATAACAATGGTCGTTTCGCTGTCCGAGCAAGAATAATGACAACTGCTGTAGGAATAAAGGATTCCAAGACAAAGCAGCAGGCGCGCGTCACTCGATTCGGTCAACTGGTCGTTGCACCTTTAGATTACAGCGAACCAATCAAGCGTGATCTGGACACTATTGACACAGCGTTTAATTTTCTGGTGCCGGTGTCCAAGCACAGCATTGTGATCACTGACATCATCGTTAGCGCAGACAAGGGTGTCAGCCCGACTGACCCGGCTGAGATTGAGATATATCAGGCCGACGCAGTTGATTCCCTCGATGAATCGACTAGCATCGTCAGTCCAAGATTGTCAAGGGGTGAAGATTTAACCCTGACCGGATTGAATTGGCTGGTGCCTGAAGGTAAATGGATCAACGCCAAGACAAACGACAACAACGTCCTGATTACAATCGCGTCTTACCGCGTACCAGTTGATAAGGTTTAATCAATGTCACACACACCAGCGACACCAGCAGACGTCAAAGCGATCACCGGCAGCACCCTAGCTGACGGGTCAATCACACCCTTCCTCACTGCCGCAGCGTGCATCATTGCCAGCATAGAGGATGATTGCGCGGCCCACGTCACCGATGCCTGCCTGACGCAAGCCGAGGCGTTTCTGGCGTCACATCTGCTGACCAGCAGCAACGTCGGCAGCGATTCCAAGCAAGTGATGAAGGAAAGCCTTCGCGGCAAATACTCGGTTGAATATCTGTCATCCAAAGCACAAGGATCAGGAGTGCTGTCTACCACATTTGGTGAGACAGCCAACATGCTGACCGGCGGGTGTCTGGCCGAGTTGGACAAATCGCCCATAAACATGCTGTCGATAGGGTCTATCGGCTCATGCTAGCCTCATTTGTCACACGCATAGCGGCACTGATCGATCGGGAAGGCCGCCCGGTGACCGTCCGGGCCTTCGTGAACAGCGGGTCCAACTTCGACCCCACCAGAACCCCAACCGACACGCCCGCGACTGCTGCGGTGTTTGATTTCGAAGCGAGCGAGGTTGACGGGTCGATTATTCAGGCGAACGATAAGGACATCAACCTGTCGTCAACTGTGCCGGTTGACCTGCAGTCCGTCATCATCGACAACGGCATTGAATACACGCTTATCAACGTCGAGGAAGTCGGCCCTGGTGGCGACGTGCTGATGTATATCGCACAGGGCCGTGCGTAATGGGATTCGCTGACGATGTCCGCAAATGGGCCGATCAGACCAAGCGTGACCGCGATAAAGTAATTACCGAGGTAGTCACCGACATATCCACAGCCATCATTGACCGGACGCCGATCGGTGATGTATCACTGTGGAAGGTATTCCCGACCGGCAAGCGCCGCAGAGATTATCGACCTGGCGGCCTCGTCAACAGCTGGCATTCAAGCATTGGCCAAGTTGGCTCAATATCAATGCGATCGCCAAATACATCTGGTGTCGCGTCATTGGCCGACCTAGCAGCGACAGCACCTTTCGCGCCGGGTAAAATATTCACATTCTCCAACCCAGCACCCTATGCCCGCAGGATTGAATTCGGTTGGTCATCACAGGCACCGGCTGGTATGGTCAGGCTGGTAAAGGTCAGATTTCAGCAGATTGTAAAGGCGGCGATTCGTGGCAATTGAGCAGATCAAAACATCGATATTCACCAAGCTTGAGTCGCTTGCGGGCCTGCCTGATATTTTCTATCCGAACGTCGGCAAGCCCCTCCCCTCAACCGATTATATTCGGCCCGACGTGCTGCCGGCAGCGACCGACGCGGTTGGCCTAGCGTCTACCGACCAGGAAAACGGCATATTTCAGGTCAGCATTTTTATCGTCAAAGGGTCGGGCGAGTTGGTGGCGCCCAGAGTGGCACAATTGCTGCTAGATGGGTTTCCTAGAAACCTCGCCCTGACTGGGGTAAGATTCAACAAGACTGGCTCAGTTGAGCCACCAGTGTACGAAGGCAAATGGCAGATCACGCCGGTTTCCTTCACTTATATCAATATCGCATAGGAGCAGCACTCATGCCTGCATCGAGTAATGTAATAACAGCGGCCGGCACACAGTTTGCCATCAGTGCTGCGCTTCCTGCAACTCACACAATTGCCGGATTTGAAGCCCTGTCGTTCACCGACATCGCTGAAATTGTGGACGCCGGGGCAGCCGGTAAAACCTTCAACAAAGTCGATCATTCACCGCTTGGCGAACGTGAAGTTCTGAGCCTGAAAGGTTCGTTCACTCAGGGCATCCGGACGCTGCAACTGGGGCGTGATATTGCTGACCCTGGCCAGGATTTGGTCCTTGAAGCGCTGGATTCTGATTTGGCGGTGTCTTTTCGGATCACCTATCAGAACGGCGACATCGATTACATCACCGCGACCGTTGACAGCTATACCGACGACATTGGCACCGTCGACACCATCGTTGGTTCGACAACTGCTATCGCCCAGTGTCAAAAGACTATCCGCCTGCTGGCGACTGGTGTCCTGACTGCCAGCATTAATGATGCGGGTCTGACTTACGATGCTGATGGTGTATTTACCGCAACCCAGGCATCGTCCACTGGTGCGGGCACAGGTGCTGAATTCACAGTGACCATTGCGGCAGGCATCTTGGCCAGCATTGATGAGATCCTTAAAACCGGTAGCGGCTACGCGGCTGCTGAGGTAATCACGATTGCGATCGTTGGCAGCACGCCAGGAACACCAGCCGATATCGACGTCGATACCATCGTGACGGCACTGTAGAAAATCCCAGTTCGGGAAGATAGCCGTGTACACGGCGAAAAGCGGCCCTTCACTGCCTGCTTCCTGATTCGACTACTCGCTGACAGAGGGTATAACCATGAAGATTGAAAAAATTGCTTTTAACGACACCGCCGAAATGGTGGTGAAACATCCCTGCACGGGGGCCGAATTGATCGGCGAGAACGACAAGCCGATGACAATTACGGTTTGCGGTTCACAGTCGCGGCAGTTCCGCGATGCTCGGAACGAGCAGATCGATGAGGGCGCAGGGAAGCCTAGAGACGACATTAATGCCGCACACCACGAACAGACAAGCATTGAGCTGATCGCTAGCTGCACTATCAAGTTCAACGGCCTGGATCTGGGCGATGGCTTGCTTGACGCCAAACATGCTGCTGAAGTATATGAAAGCAACCCTTGGCTGTATGACCAGGTCGATTCGTTCATGGGGAAGAAAGCCAATTTTTTGGCCGGGCCGAAGAAGCGCTGATCCTTTACTGCCGTCAGATGGCGTGGCTTCGGTCTACGCCTAAAGGGGCGGCGGAATCGAGATACGCAATGGTTACTGGTCGGGGCGAACCGATCAGTATGCCTGATCTCTTAGGTTTCGATCTGCTTGCGGAACATATAGAGGATTTCGGCCCCTTCGGGTATGGTAGCAGCGGGATTATACCGGTCACGTTTCAGGAGTTGGAATCGTGGTCGAGGATGACAGGCAACAGGCTTACATGCTGGCAGGCTGAGGTACTGATCAGGGCGTCGAAGGCATACTGCCACCAGTCGCACAAAAGTGATGACCCGCTGACGCCGCAGCCGTACTCAGTGAAGAAAACAGAACACGACATGGCCATGATCAGGAAGCGCGCGGATTCCAAGATTAGATCAATTTTTTAAAGGTGTGTGATGGCTGACGATATTGCAGTATTAGGCATTCAGGTTGACTCTCGGCAGGTGAAGACCGCCGATGCCAAGCTTGACAAGCTGTCTAAAACAGCAAAGAAGACCGAGCGCGCAACAGACAGCCTGAAGAAATCGACAGGCAAAGCCAGCGACAGTCTGAAGGTTTATTCCAAGACCACCACTTCAGCCAGCAAGGCGACTGACGCACTGGGTGTTTCCGGCAAGACCACCACCGCAACCACCCTCGGCATGACAAGCGCTATTAAAGGCGCTGCCGTCGCACTGGGTGGGTACTTGGCCATCCGTGGCGCCGGCGAGTTGCGTAAATTTTCAGACGAATTCACCAACATTGAAAACAAGCTCAAACAGGTTACCAATTCAACCAGGCAGTTGAACGAGGTCACTGCTGAACTTTTCGACATAGCGAACAGGACCCGCGCCGGAATCAGCAGCACGGTAACCCTGTATCAGCGGCTGTCCCTATCAGCGGATGAATTGAATCTGTCACAGGCAGAGCTGTTGCGACTGTCTGAAACCATCACCAAATCGTTTGCTGTGTCAGGAGCGACAGCGGCTGAAGCTGCGGGCGCAGTCAGGCAGCTGTCACAGGGCCTCGCTGCTGGAGCACTGAGGGGAGATGAATTTAATTCTGTGGCCGAGCAAGCACCGATCATCATGCGGGCTATTGCGAAGGAAACCGGCCTAACTATCGGCCAACTGCGGGAGTTCGCTGCAACCGGCGGCATCACTGCCAAGATAGTCATCGACGCGCTGCAAGGTGTTGAATCAGAGATTGATGATAAATTCTCGAAATCAGTGGCGACGTTTGAGCAGAAGCTAGAATTGGCATCCAACTCCCT